AAAGTTTGTTGATATCGTTGTAAACGGTATGAGCGACAGATTATTTAAGGTAGATACATATGCTCAGGACGCAATGTCTCAGGCTAAGCGTAGCAAGTATCAAGATATGATAGAGGGACAGATGGTATCTAAAGAGGTGCTATCTATAATCCAAGAGAAGTCAGGGGTAGACCCATTCGCTATGGACCCTGCTAATCTTCCTGAGTCTGATGAGGAGCTTTCGTTGTATATGAATCTAAACTACAAGCCTGCTATTGAGATAGCAGAGGAGGAGGCTATCAACACTATCTTTGATGAGAATCATTATCAGGATATTAGAAAGAGACTAGACTATGACCAAATGGTTCTAGGAATATCCTGTGCTAAGCACGAGTTCTTACCGGGGGCAGGGGTTCAGATATCGTATGTTGACCCTGCTAATATTGTATACAGCTATACAGAGGACCCACAGTTTAAGGATTGGGGAGAGATAAAGACAATACCAATAACTGAGCTTGTAAAGATTGACCCATCTTTAACTAGGGAGGACCTAGAGGAGATAAGTAAGTACAGTCAGAGTTGGTATGACTACTATAATACTGCTCAGTATTATGAGAATGATATATTCTATAGGGACACCTGTACGGTTATGTACTTCAACTATAAGACCACTAAGAAGGTAGTCTATAAGAAGAAGATGCTTGAGGGTGGTGGCTCTAAAGTTATTGAGAAGGACGATCAGTTTAATCCTCCTGCAGATATGATGGAGGAAGGTAGATTTGAAAAGATTGAGAAGACCATTGACGTATGGTATGACGGTGTTATGGTTATGGGAACCAATATTATTCTTAAATGGGAGATGGCTAGGAATATGGTACGTCCAAAGTCAGCAAGTCAGCACGCATTACCAAACTATGTAGCCTCAGCACCACGAATGTATAAGGGCGTTATTGAGTCATTGGTAAGAAGGATGATTCCTTTTGCTGATTTAATTCAGATGACACATTTAAAGCTTCAGCAGGTAATATCACGAGTGGTACCTGATGGTGTTTATATAGATGCCGATGGATTAAATGAGGTTGATTTAGGTACAGGCTCAGCATATAACCCTGAGGATGCATTAAGACTGTACTTTCAGACAGGTAGTGTTATCGGTAGAAGCTATACTCAGGATGGTGAATACAATCAAGGTAAGGTTCCTATCAAAGAGCTTCAATCATCATCAGGTGCTAGTAAATCACAGATGTTGATATACAACTATAACCACTATATGGATATGATTAGAGCTGTCACAGGACTGAACGAGGCTAGGGATGGCTCTGCACCAAACGCAGATGCTTTGGTAGGCATACAAAAACTTGCGGCACTAAGTTCTAATACCGCAACTAGACACATACTTGATAGTAGTCTTTATATATATAGAACACTAGCAGAGGCTTTAACATATAGGGTTGCTGATATACTAGAGTATTCAGACTTTAAGGATGACTTTATAAATAAGATAGGTAAGTACAACGTAAGTATCCTTGGTGATATCTCAGACCTATACATATATGACTTTGGAATCTTTATCGAGGTTAGTCCTGATGAGGAGGAGAAGGCACAGCTAGAACAGAACATTCAGATGGCATTGTCACAGAAGGATATTAGCCTTGAGGATGCTATTGATATTCGTGAGATTAGAAACCTGAAGATGGCTAATCAGTTGTTGAAGCTTAAGCGTAAGCAGAAGCAGGAGCGTGAGCAGCAGCAGCAGATGCAGATGCAGGCAATGCAATCACAACAGCAGATGCAGTCTCAAGAGCTTGCGGCACAGACAGCTATGCAGAAGATACAGGCAGAGACACAATCTAAGATGCAGATAAAGCAGGCAGAGGTTGCATTTGAGATTGAGAAACTTAAAAACGAAGCTGATCTTAAGAAGCAGCTTATGCAGGCTGAGTTTGATTTTAATATGCAGCTTAGAGATATTAGTGAGAATGCTCTTCAGAGTAGAGAGACTCAGAGAGAGAAGGCTAAGTCAGACCGTATTAGTCAACAGAACAGTGAGCAGTCTAAGCTTATCAACCAAAGAAAGAACAACCTACCTCCACAGACGTTTGAGTCTAACGAGGACAGTCTTGATGGCTTCGATATGGCAGAGTTTGAACCCCGTTAAAAAGCTTAAAAAAAATAACTAACTTTGTAAAAATATAATCTAATGGAAATTAAAGTAAAAGCAGTAGAGTCTCCGGATTCTAAATCTGTACAAGAGGTAGAAAAAGAATTGTTAGAGAAGCACGAAGAATCATTACAGGATGGAGAAGGTGAAGCTAACGATACAGGAGTGGAAGGAAGCACTGAGGGTGCCACCACCACATCGGAACAAGAAGAAGTACAGCCGGAAGGCGAAGCACAAGAGCCCTCAGAGTTAAATGAGGAAGACGTTCTTTCATATATTGGTAAAAGATATGGCAAGGAGATAAACTCATTCGATGAGCTTATGTCCGAGCGAGAGTCCTCAGAGGAATTACCTGAGGATGTGGCTGCCTATCTTAAATATAAAAAAGAGACAGGGCGTGGATTCAATGACTTTCAAAGATTACAGGAAGACTTTGATGATATGGACCCTGACTACTTACTAACTCAATATTATAAAGCCACGGAGACGGGGCTTGATGATGATGACATAGATATTATGCTAAGTGAGTTTGATTACGATGAGGACTTGGATGACGAGACTGACGTAAAGAAAATAAAGCAAAAAAAAGAGAACTATCTAAAGCTAAAAAGTACTTTAAAGAACAAAAAGAAAAATACAAGCTTCCACTTGAGTCAAGTGGTGGTGAGAGTTCGGGAATAGACTCCGAGGAGATGGAGGCGTATAAGCGATATACAGAGTCTGCTAAGACCCAACAGGAGCTAGGCGAGCGTAGACGAAATTGGTTTACTGAAAAAACCAACGAGGTATTCGGAGGGGAGTTTAAAGGTTTTGAATTTTCCATTGATGATAAGGCCGTACTATACTCACCGCAATCTGCCGATGAGCTAAAGACTAAACAGTCTGACGTTATGAACTTCTTAAATAGGTTTATGAATGATGACGGTTTAATAGCTGATGCAGAGGGCTACCATAAGGCGATAGCAGTAGCATCAAACCCTGAGAAGTTTGCTCAGTTCTTTTACGAACAAGGCAAGGCTTCAGCAACTGAGGATGTAACCCGTAAGATGAAAAACATTGATATGTCTACACGGAATGCACCTGAGGTTTCTACAAAGGGAGGGATGCAAATTCGAGCTATAAACCCTGACTCGGGGAAGGGCTTGAAAATTAGAAGTATTAAAAAGAAATAAAAAACAAAAAGAAAAATGGCAGTACAAGCAACACCGGGATTCGACTTGCAGCCGTCTGCAACGCAGATCCCAACAGCAACAAACTACATTACCAACTTTGACTTCTTGAATCAGTATCTTCCTGATACATATGAGAAAGAATTTGAGCGTTATGGTAATAGAACAATCGCATCCTTCCTACGATTAGTAGGTGCAGAGATGCCTTCTAACTCAGACCTTATCAAATGGGCAGAGCAGGGAAGATTACATACTAAGTATGTAAACGTAGGAACAGCAGCATTAGTAAATGCTGATAACGCTACATTCCAAGTTAACGACAACTTACAGCCTGCAGGTTCTACAGCAGGAGCTTTAGGTACACCATCTATTGCTATCCGAGTAGGACAGACAGTTATGGTTGTTCAGAACGGAGGAACAGGTAGCAACAAAGGTATCGTAACAGCGGTTCCAACTGCAAACACTTTCACTGTAGCTTTCTATGAAGCAGGTGGTCTTGTTACAGCAGGAACAGGAGTAGGTAACGCAGACGTTTCTGTATTCATCTACGGTTCTGAGTTCAAGAAAGGAACAAACGGAATGCAAGGTTCTTTAGAGGCAGACGATATGATCTTTGACAACTCTCCAATTATCTTAAAAGATAAGTATGCAGTATCAGGTTCTGATATGGCACAGATTGGATGGGTTGAAGTAACAACTGAGAACGGAGCTAACGGATACCTATGGTACTTGAAGTCTGAGCACGAGACTCGTTTACGTTTTGATGACTACCTAGAGACTGCAATGATTGAAGCAGTTCCTGCAGAAGCAGCAGGTGGTGCAATCGCAGCAGGTTTCAAAGGTTCAGAAGGTATCTTCTACTCTGTAGAGAATAGAGGTAACGTATGGTCAGGTGGTAACCCTGTAGCTTTGGCAGACTTTGATGCTATCATCTCACGTCTTGACAAGCAAGGTTCTATCGAGGAGAATGTTATCTTCCTAGATCGTCAGTTTGGTTTTGACATTGATGATATGTTAGCAGCTCAGAACTCTTACGGAGCAGGTGGTACATCTTACGGATTGTTTGACAATGACGAGGAGATGGCACTTAACTTAGGATTCACAGGATTCCGAAGAGGTTATGACTTCTACAAGTCTGATTGGAAATACCTAAACGACCCAACAATGCGTGGTGGTTTACCAACAGGAGCAGGTTCAGGTCGTGTAAACGGTCTATTGGTTCCTGCAGGTTCAACTACTGTATATGACCAAATCCTTGGAAAGAACGCTAAGCGTCCATTCCTACACGTACGTTACAGAGCTTCAGAGACTGAAGACAGACGATACAAGACTTGGATTACAGGTTCAGCAGGAGGGGCACGTACTTCTGACTTAGATGCAATGGAGGTTAACTTCCTTTCTGAGCGAGCGGTATGTACCTTAGGTGCAAACAACTTCTTCTTATTCCAAGAGTAGGAACAGTTATAAAACCAAGAGGGGTGTCTTAGGGCACCCCTTTATTTTAAATTTTAAATTATATCAAATGAAAACAAAAGAAAGATTCGTAAGCAAAAGTTATAGGCTTACAAGAGACGTAGCACCGCTTACGTTTATGTTACCATCACGTAACACTAAGAGATACCCACTACTATGGTTTGATGATAATAAAGGAATAAATAGACCTTTACGTTATGCTGTAAATCAAAAGACACCATTCGAGGATGAGCAGGACGGTAATGCTATCGTTGAGCCTATCATATTTGAGGATGGGTTCTTACACGTGGGAAAACAAAACCAAGTTCTTCAGCAGTTCTTAAATCTACATCCTATGTATGGGAAGTCATTTATAGAGATTAACGATGAGAAGGATGCTTCCGAAGACATTGAGGTATTAAACCTAGAGGTAGACGCATTGATACAGGCACGTAGCCTTTCATTAGAGCAGCTTGAGAGCGTATGTTCTGTGTTGTTTGGTATTGATGTATCAAAGATTTCTACCGCAGAGATGAAGAGGGATATTCTAGTATATGCTAGAAACTACCCTGAAGAGTTTTTAGATATCATTGA